TGCAGATTAGCTCCTGATGCAATATTTGCAAGTTGTTCTTGCCTCGCTCTATTTATATCAAATCCACCGCCAATCGCTGATTGTCCAGAAGCGGTATATGCAGCTTGTTGTTGCCTTTGTTCTTCTAGCTCTTTAGCTTTTTGCGTTGCTGCATCTTGGGAAATTTGCTGTTGAGCAGCCTGTTCAGCTTGTTGGGCAGTTGTGCTTGCGGATTGCTTTCTAGCTTCAGCGAGAGCATCTTCTTGTGCCTTACGAGTAGCTTCAGCTTGCGCTGCTTGTTGCGATTGCATCTGAGAAAAATACATCATCATTGCTGGATCATATTTATTTTGATCCGCGCCACCGCCACCGCCACCACCACCACCAAGATTCCATTGCAATTTTCCGTAATCTTTATCTAGTGTAAATGGTTTTTTACCAGCAGCCCAAGATGAAGGCAATACACTTAATGGGTCAACTATATTCAATGGATCAATAACTTTCGTTACTGATCTATGAAATCTGCCATACGCTTTTTTTGCACCACCCATTTTTACTTTTTTATATTAAGTTTTTTTCTTGCTTCAAGGCATAAATCGCCATTCGGGCTAAAATGCCTACAAGCATCTGGTCTGTCAAAGTAAATTGAGCATGACACGCAATTTCCAACCATCCCCTGCAATGCTACACACCTGTTATTTTTAGTTTTCATCAAAGGATAGTCTACTCGTTGCATTTCCTTCGGTATCTTTGCTGCATCCGATCTGTCACGCCTAAGAATCGGCCAAGACCATTTATAAGAACAGCAAGCACCGCAAGAAATACAGTCTTCACTTGTTACTTCTTCCATTGCACGGGGCGGAATCCTAGATCATCAATAACGATGTCTTCGTATGGAGCCATTTCGCTTATATTCGTGATAGTAGCGTTAAGTTTAGGGCAATGCACATGGCGACCTAAATGGCGATTGACACAATTAAAACAAGTTGGATAAAAGTCAGCATTAAGCGACTTATCTGGATTGTTCTTCCATTTTCCATCTTCTTTAATATACCGAGTCGGATCAGGTTCAACTCCGTTATCCTCCAGATATTGGAATATCTCATCATCAGTCCAATCTCGCATAGGATATAACGATACTGGCGCACCATCGACAATGCGGATGTCTTGAGCGAGTGGAATACTTCCTTTTATTAGGTCAGTATCTTCGTATTTAGTTCCAATATACACCGCTCCCCACGGCCAGTTGAATGTTCCAGTGGGACGCTGTAAAAAATCAGTAACACCGCACAAAAATTTCTCACCTTCTTTTGGTCTTTCAGTTCCTAGAGATAACACAACGCAATTCTTGCCCCATTGAAAATAATGAAGCATATCAAAACGAACATCTCCAGTATGCACATCGGGGCCATCTGCCAATGATACCTTCATTGGAGGATACTCATATACCTCCAAATCCCATTCTTTGATTAGATAATCAGAATAGGCATATCGTTCACGGAACTTTGGCTGACGATACTGGATAACAGGAATATCAATTTCTGCCTCGTATCGGATCAAATGAAGCAATGCAGTAGAGTCCTTTCCTCCACTCCACAATACTACTGCTCTAGGCCATCTTTTGTTCCACTCTTTTATTCTATTTATTGTTTTATTTATTAGATGATTTCTCATTAAACTATAATAGCAGCACCTAGCGCGGCTCCAGCCACAGCACCTCCAGCACCAATCAGTGTTCCAGTCATCGCATTCTGTGATGCCGCATTCTGAACAGCGGCTTGATACATCATTTCCTCGCGTTGCTGTTTATTTTGTTGCTGAACTTGGTTAGCTTGTTGCAATTCTCCAAGGTTCTGATTGATCCAATCAGAAGTAGATTGTTGCAATCTCTGGCCTCCTGCAAATACATTTTGTTGGTATCGTTGCATGGCTTCAAGGTTAGCTGCTTTAGCTGCCATTTCTGCTTGAATTGCCGTTGCTGGATCAAGACCACCAATTGGAGCAGGAGTTTGAGCAAGGTATCCTTGTTGTATAGCTAGATTCCTAAGTCTAGCATCTCGCCCAGCTTGAGTTGCCGCATCATACATTGCAGCACGACCAATAGTTCCAGCTCCAATTCCAGTAGAGAATCCAGACATCAATCCCCTACTTTTAGCCCAATCATCCATGCTTTGCTTTGATGCCTCAATGTCGGTCAATAAAGCAATTCGTCCACCCATCTGCTCTCGCATCCTTGCAGTCTCTGGAGATGTGAGCTTTTCAATTTCTTGAGATTGAAATTTGTTTTGCAATCCAAACTCAGATGCTTCCTTTGACACTCTTTCAGTATCAAAAACCTGTGGTTTTGGTGGGGCTTTTGCAAATTCAACCAATGTTTCGCCTTGGCCCTGTAGCATTGTTGCTCCAGCTTCACGCTTTGATGCAAGCAATGGATACATCCAACTTGAATCAACCTGCGGGATTTTGCTTACATCGACATTTGATCCACCCATAGTTTTACCTTCCGAAAGACCCTGCTGGCGTGTAGTAGTATCCGCCTTGTTTTCCAAGACCAGCGAATCCGCCTAGACCTGTTGGAGCTTGATACGAAAGTTGACTTGTTGGGACATTGTATGCAGTGGATGCCTGTTCTGCTCCACCATAGAATCCAGCGCGGTTCAACCCTCCACCAGAACCCGTCTTACCATATGCGCCAATAGCAGATGATGCTACATTTCCAGCAGCACTAACCAATGCTCTATTAATTGCATTCTGCGCTTCTGCATTTTGTTGCGCTCCTTGCGCCAGCATTTGATTATATGCTTGCTGTGATTGCATTTGTGTATTCTGCAATCCTGCAAGATTAGCAAATTGTTGATTAAAAGCATCAGCGGAAGATTGCCCGAATCCAGCAACACTTCCAAACATTCCTTGTTTATATGCTTCTTGGGCGGCAAGGTTCTGGGCCTCCATTGCTTGTTTGGCGGCAACCGATGTCTCAGGGGAAATCCCGCCAACAGGTTCTGCTGTTTGGGCCAAAAATGCTTGCCTTTGAGCGGCAAGATTTTCTTCATACGCTTGCCGAGCAGCCAACGCACGATCATACATTGCTGCACGGCCAATACTGGAATCAGCAAGCCCAGTCTCGTATTGTGTCGGAAGCCCCTGTGTCCGCATATACTCGCGCATATACTGGTCAACACTCTCCTTGCTGGTCAAATCCTCCATCTGCTTTGCTCTAGCCTCTCGCATTGCGGCAGCTTCTGGATTTGTAATGCGTTCCAGTTCTTTTTGCCTTAAAGTGTTTTGCAATCCAAGTGATGCAGCCCGACGAGATTGGGCCAAAGCATCATATTGTTGTGGTTTCGGAGCCATTCCAGCATATTGCCTCAACATTTCAGCTTGATTCGCCATCTGTTGCTGTTGAGCCTGTTGCATCATCATAGCAATAGCAACATCACGCGATGGATCGCGTCTCGACATATATTTACTTGGATCAACAGTTTTTCCGCCCATTTTAAGTCAATGAATCGTAACTATAAATCTCTCTGTTCATCTTGGTCAATCCCAATTTACTCATAATATCATTAGTAAACTTTGGTCTATCTCCAATAAGCGGGACTCCAATGTATCCAAGACCGCCAGAAAGTTGAGCGTGAGCGCGCCAATCGCTCATTACCTGAATCACATCCTGCGGCCTAGTATGATTCGGGTGAAAAGCTGGATAGACAACAGGAAGGTAAACATGGTCAGAATAGCCAAACAACTCACCATTCCGATAGTGAGCGTAAACATTGATGTTAGGATGTTCGACAATTTTGTGGTCAAACGATTCAGCGAAGTCTTGTAAATTTCCAAATTCAAATGAGTCTTTAGGAACGAGTCGATAGTCGATTCTGGTTTTCATATTTATTAATTGAATCCCGCCTTGGGATTGTTCCCTGCAATTTCATTAGGGATATAATCTTTAAATCGGTTTGCTTGTTGTGCAATGATTTTTTTGCGATCTGCATAGTTTCCACAAGCGGCACATGGCAAGCATCCAGCTTGAGGAGAGAACAAAGGAACAGATGAATACAATGGAACAACGGGATCATCCTTGAATGGCGAGATGTATCGGAATGGAAAGTCTGTTACTTCTTTTGTGGCTGTTGTGATAGATGGCATATATCAACAAGGGTTCTGTGCGAGGTATTGTTGCGCGGCTTGGTTTGCCGCATTCTGAGCAAGGATTCCAGCTTGGTTCTTTGCATCAATTTGAGAGATGCCAGACAAGTAGCTTGCCGATGCAGTAGCGGAAATAGATTTTGTGGGATCAATCGTGCAAGCAAGCGTGACAGTCCTAAATTCTTTAGCCCACCATGATTTTTGCGTGGTGTCTGGTTGCTCATACGGGCTAGGAAGTAAGTCAATTTCAATACTAGTTCCATCTTGTGCGGTAACACATGATTTAGTCTCTGGAGATTGAGGAACACCAGTGCTGCGCTCGCTCCATGGATCAATGAATATCCGCAATGATTCAATGCCCATCTCTCCGCACCACTCGATTAGTACAGAGAATGCCTTGTCGATGTCGTTTGTAAGGGTGGACTCGCAGGTAACAGTTGATGGTCTACGCTGACTATTTTCTGTGATGAGCCTGCGATATTGTGTGTTTAGGAATCCAAGTTTGGCAATCTCGTTAGCGTAATCGCTGTTCACCCATTGGTAATCTGAAGTCACCGCAAGCAATCGAGTATCAAGAATATTTTGGTAGAAGCCTTTTGATCCGCGATACGAAACTCGCGTATCCACAGTTCCTCCAATTTCGCAAGCCTCAATTTCACCATACTGGAATTGCTTGAAATCAAGCTCATCTCCTAGAAGCCCAGTCTCCATCTGCGAATAGATGCGATTTACTTTTTCTATAATCCCGCCATCGACATCAATATCAAAATATGTATCTGCACGATTCGGCATGAATGATTCCCATAGATGATTGTAAGAACCATCATTTGTTGCGGCATAATCAACAGAGAAATGGAAACAGCGAGGCGCGCCATCTACAACGCCAGAAATCCACTCTACGGGCCTTGTTCCAGTCCATACACCGCACCATGCAGGAATGCGTTGTGCAGACCATTCAGCGGCGGCTGCGTAATCAAGAACCATCGTTGCTGAATTGCATGGCTCCAAATAAGGAACCGAATATAGCAAATAGTTCTCAAACGACATCGCGCAAATCTTCGATGTATCACCAGCCATGTAGGCTTTAACTCGTGCCATCTCAATATCACGATACAGAGACTGAGATGTAATGTAAGCAGATGCCGCAATGTCAGCAGAAATCAATCCACCTTGCGAATACCACCAGAGTTGACCAGCTTGGAATGAGATTGATTTTCCAGCAACGCAACCAATCGTCGGATACAATGTAGTTTGGAAATTTGCAGTGCTTACCCATTGAGTTCGATCATAGATTCCACTTGAAAGCGAATATGTCGCACGATCAGTAAAAACGATTAACTTTGTGTCGTTGTTCTGACCAATATAGTTCGTCATTCCAGTAACAATGCGAGCGAACGCAAAGTCTCCTCGGCCAGTTCCAGTCAGTCGTTCCGTGAATGATATTGGATCGCCTAAATCAGATGCTAGAACGATATTCTTTGATGCAACCCAAAGTCGATTTCCGCTAAATGCCATCCAATATCCAATCGGAATTGAAGTTGTTTGGATTCCTGTTGTATTCGATCCATCCCAATAGGCAGGAGCAGAGATGCCATCTTGGATTACAACGATACGATGAGATGGAGTTACTGTGACATCGCCACCAGTTGAAACTTGCGCGGTTTGCGTTGCTAGAGTGAAAACGAACTGATCAACACTTGGGTCTAGCTTGATATTTTTGAGTCGATAATCTTCCCAGTTTTTCGGCTGTTTTAGAGGAAATGGCGAGTAGTAAACATTACCATTTACGGCAAACACAACGAACGGCAATTCATCAGCAACAGATGTTGTGCCATCTGGATTGTAGATTTGTGCTGGAATTGTTTTTGTAACTCCGTTTTGAACGATTGTATCAGATGCGTTCGCTTGCTTGTTTGATGAGAAAAAGATTCCGCCTTGAAAATTGCCCGGAGGCAGCGAGAGACGCATTGAGTATCCCGGCCTAGTCTGAACAACTCCACCACGCACAGCACAATTTACTGCCCACTTAATCTGGTTATCTGGCAATG